AGAATGAACACCTCAACAACAGGAGAGAAGCATGAATTATCAAGATGAAGACCCAGCACGAACAGGTGACTTTGACTTTTGCAACGCTTTAAGTATGTCATTGTTTGGACGACCGCATGACGAGTCAGAAGAGGCATATGAGAACCGTGTAGCAATGCGCCACAAAACCGCAGATCTCGATGAATACCCACCTATGAGCGACTACGAGATTCAGGAAGCTAAACAGGCCGCAGAAAAGGAGCAGCGTATGATTGACAACGCGCTCTCTGGCTACAAAAAGCTGTGGGGTTAATATGGAGCACTTATTACCCTTGGCAGTATTAGTTGGCTTTATTGGTTATGAATTGCATCTTTATATAGGAGTATAATGTGAACGCAGAATCTAAAATCACCGACATAACGCAGGGAAACGTCTATCTAGACGATCTTGACCGTGGCGACATGGACTGCCGAGGTGGATACTCAGCTCCAGACAATGAATCTGAGGCTTACTACATCGGGTACGGGGCAAGATATGTATTCGAGCAAATGAAATCAGCAGGAGAATTTAACTAATGACAAATAAAAGCGTATGGGCCACCTTATCGGCCATTGATTGCAGTGCTCACATCGAAAAGAAGGGGCAATTATCATACCTAAGCTGGGCTTGGGCGTGGCAAACTCTGAATGAGCACTACCCAGAGAGCACGTTTGAGTATTTTGACCCTACAATTCTTGCCAACGATACTGTAGAAGTGTCAGTTGCAGTGATAGTGGAGGGCAAAAGGCACGTTATGTGGCTGCCAGTCATGGACAATCGCAATAAATCCATTGTTAATCCGACCAGTCGCGACATATCTGACTCGAGAATTCGCTGTTTAGTTAAGTGTATAGCTATGCATGGTCTAGGTTTGTACATCTATGCTGGTGAAGCTATGCCAGAAGCCTCCAAGACTGAGGTATTGACCCCAGCGCAGGCTGAAGACATTAAAGACCTACTGGAACAGGCTAATGGTGATGTTGCTAAGTTCTTGGGGTTCTTTAAGGCTGATAGTGTCGATGAGATGCTGGCAATTCACTACCCTAAAGCTGTTGCTGCACTTAAGGCGAAGATCAAATGAGCCTGCGCCAAGCCATCAATGACTACTGCAAGGGGTGCATCTATGACCCTTTGAGTGGTCTGGGCAACTGGAGGCAGCAGGTTACGGGCTGCACATCTCCCAATTGTGAGCTGTATGATGTTAGGCCGCAGAGTAAGCCAAGAGGAAGTGGGGCTAATGCAGATATTATCGCATCTTCAGGGCAGTGATGAGTGGCTTGCCAGCAGGTTAGGCAGGCCATCTGCTAGTCAGTTTAGTAAATTGATCACTACATCCGGTAAGCCTTCAGGTTCTGCCAGTAAATACATAGATCAGATGGTCATCGAGCGTTTATCGGGTGAATCAACACCGCATTTTCAATCTGAGCACATGGCAAGAGGCAATGATCTTGAGCCGGAGGCGCGTGATTACTATGAACTGATGACTGGTAACACTGTAGTTGAGGTAGGGTTTATACTAGATGACAGTGAAGAGTTTGGGTGTAGTCCTGACGGGTTGGTTGGTGAAGACAGTGGGCTTGAGATAAAATGCCCCGCAGAAAACACCATGTTAAGCTACATTGAAGACCCTATGAAGGGTGTAAAGAGATACTGGCAGCAGATCCAAGGCTGCATGATGATTACAGGCAGAAGTACATGGGATTTTCTAGCATATCACCCAGAGATGGAGCCTGTACTGGTCACGGTTGAGTACGATGAAGAGTTTTGCAGTAAAATGTACGATGAGATCGTGAAAGCGGTCACTATAATTAATGAACAATGTGAGGAATTAGCATGAAGTTAGGTATTTCAGTCCGTATTGACGTTACAAAGATAGACAAAAGCCGCTTATATCAGGGTGCCAAGGGTACTTACTTGGATCTGACCACGTTTATCAGTGATGAGCTAGACCAGTACGAGAACAATGGCTTTATCAGCCAGTCAGTGACCGCAGAAGAGCGTGAAGCAAAGACCCAGACACCAATCTTGGGTAATGTGAAGATCTTCTACACTGATGGCCCTCAAGCTGCCGCATCAGCCCCACAAGCTGCTGCAATTGATGAAGACATACCGTTCTAGAGTCTCCTGTACAGGCGTGGTTCACCTGACCCAACGAACCTACACAAAGTAAGTATAAGTCATATCATATATGGTATAAAAACCATGAATATAAGCCATTAGCTATCATCTTTGATTGCTGTAAAATCCACCCCTCA